CATCGTCATCACGATATGTTGTATGTAAGAGAACTAATGTATGATAGGGGATTAACTACACAAGATATAATAACCAAACTCAAACAATTCAACATTGGTAGAGACACGGAAATTTGGGCAGATAGTGCAGAGCCAAGATTGATTGAGGAGATATATAGAAGCGGGTTCAATATAAAACCTGTCAAGAAAGGACCTGATTCAATCCGATTTGGTTTGTCAGTCCTTCAGAACTTTGGGATTTGTGTAGAAAGAGGCTCAACGCACTTGATAGATGAGTTGTATGGTTATGAATATGTTACAGATAAAAACGGTTATGTTACAGATAAACCACAAGATTTCAATAACCACTTGATTGATGCGTTGAGGTATCTTGCGATGTCAAGGTTAAGTATTAAACAGCAAAACAAAGGCAAATATACTATAAGTTTTAAATAATGAAATATAAAAAAGAAATAAATTTATTAGAAGAAGAAGCAAATGCTAATTTGACTCTCTATAAACAAGGAGATGATTATGCATTACAAAGATATCAGACAATAATGTCACAACTAAACAAATTAAGATATGGCAGTAATTATACCACAAGATTACCAAGGTAAAACAGTTGAAGAAATGTACAACGATTTGGAAACTATTGCAAAGGCGTACATGAAACAAAAACAAACAGTAGAAGATTTACAAGGTGAAATTAAAATAAGAGATACAAGAGTACAGTTAATGCGTGCTGATATCTTAAAATTAAAATCAATGATTGGTTTACAAAAATTAGAATTAGAAAAAGTAAAACTTAAATCAGATGATATAATTGATATGAATCATTTTGAGATTATAGAAGAAGATGGTAAATTAAAGAGAATATACAACTCATGAAGAAAGATATAAAAATAGAAGTACCAAATGATTATAGTGCAGTATCCTTAAAAAAATATTTAAGGTTACAAAAAGATTTAAAAGCATATGAAGGTGATACCAAGGCACAAGATGCATTCTTACTTTGGAACTTATGTGGTTTGACACCTGAAGTAACAAACAAGTTAGATGTAGAGACACTAACCAACATTACAAACGATTTAAGAGGCTTTCTCAACAAAAACGATTTCGAGTTACAAAGGATAGTAGAAATCGATGGTAAGAAGTATGGATTCGAACCTAACTTAAGTAAACTAAGTTATGGAGCATACTTAGATATCTCTTCATTTGAAACCCTAAGTATAGATGAGAACTGGCCAACCATCATGTCAATACTTTACAGAGAAGTAACAAAAGAAAGAGGTGCTCTGTATGATATCAAAGCATATCAAGGATATACAGATGAAGATACAGAAAGATGGATGAATGTAGGAATGGATATCCATTTTGGAGCTTTTTTTTTCTTCAATCGTATCTTGACGGACTTATCGAAAGGTATCCTGAACTCTTTGAAGGAGGAAGCATTGACGGAGAAACACCATCCATTCATACGCACAATTTTGGAAAAAAGTGGGGAGGCTATCAATCGCTTGTCATCCTCGCAAACGAAGATTTAACTAAATTTGATGAAATAACCCAAAGACCTCTTGAAGAGTGTCTACTTTATCTTTCCTATAAAACAGATAAATCGCAATTAGAATCTTTACTACACAAAGAGGCAATGAAGAAGTATAAACGATAGTTATACAATATTCTCTCTCATCTTTGTTATAATTACAAAAACAAGATGTCATATAGTAGAAGCTTAAGGAAGAGACAGGCAACAGGTATCTACATAGGGCCTACGCCGGGAAAAAGTTCACCTAAGAACTCCCGCAGAGGTTGTTTATGTGCAGATTCCAATACTTACGATACAAAGTGTTGTAAAGGATTATTAGTTAACCAAGGGATAGGAAATGTTAATTCAACTAAAATATCTGGTGGAGGATTCTCATCAGGTTTCTCATCAGGCTTTGATATAGACCAATTCGCATAAGATTATGAGTAATAAAAATAAATCACAATTAAGAATAGAAAACAATTCAAGTTTTCCAAATAACAATACTGGTTTTATCACACCAGAATTATTAAGAGTATTCAATGAGAATATGATTGATTCTCTTGTATCGAATGAGGATAGTGGTTCATTCATTGCAGGTAGTACTGGTTCTCTACTAAGTACAGCATCGTTTGATAATGGAACGAGATTAATGACATTTACCAAAGGTGATGCAAGTACCTTTGATGTTAGTATACCTGATGCATTACCATCAACAGCATCCCTATTAGTAACTGCTTCTGTATCAGATGCAGATATCACATTTACAAAAGGAGATGCATCAACATTTGACATATTAGTAAACAATGTATCATCATCAATATCAGCTTCACACGCAGAGTTTGCAGACGAGGCAACACAAGCAGAAGATTTAGTAATTACTGTAAAGAATGTATCGGGTGTAACATTACCTGCAGGAACAGCAGTAAAGGCAACAGGTGTTGTTGGTGAAAATATTACGATAGTATCTGCATCAGCAGATAACCCTTCATTAATGCCAGCAATTGGTGTATTAAATCAAGAAATTTCAAATAACGCTAGTGGTGAATGTTACATTGCTGGTAGATTAGAAAATATAAATACAAGTAATTTAGTTGCAGGAGCTGCAGTATATGTTAATAACAATGGTGGATTAACTGCAACAAAACCAACTGGTTCTGAGTTAATACAAAACATTGGTATAGCTGCAAAGATAAATGCAACAGAAGGAGAATTAGTAATACAAGGTAGTGGTAGAAGTAATGATATTCCAAATATAACACAAGGATATGGGTGGTTCGGAAACTCAGACGGGGTAGGAGAGGCTCAAACAACTGCATCATTCGCAAAGACAGATATAAACAACACATTCACAGGTACACAATCATTCTTAAACATTGATGTAACTGGTACAGGTTCATTCGGTAGAATAGAATCAGTAACAGGTTCTGCAAAGATTATTGGAGATGCATTCGTAGTTGTAAACGCAGATACACCTGCAGTACGATATGCAGGATTACAAGTATATGATAGTGGTTCTAGTGCAACCGCATCATTCGAATGGGATGGAACAAATGATAGTTGGATATTAGTAGAGGAAGGAGGACAATCAGCATTTGTACTTACAGGTCCTACTGGTTCTAAAGGTTCAGAAACAAATCTAACAAATAACTCATTACCAAAAGGAGCAGAACACAGACAATTAGTAGATTCTAATATTACAGATAATGGTTCTACAATTACACTTGGTTCAACAACTAATGTATCAGGTCCTTTATCAGCATCTAATTTAGATTCAATCGAAATAACAAGATTACAAAATAGTGGTTCAGAAGATAGAACAAGAATAGATGGTTTAGCTGCAGAGACTGGTTCATACGCAGTACTAAGTTCAGCAAATACATTTACTGGTGGTACACAAACTACAAGTGGTTCAACAGGCTTCTTTAAATCACAATTATCATTCCCTGCTGCAGGATTTACACAATATCCAAAGACTGATGTAAATGGTCAAGGTATTGGTATTTACTTAACTGCTGGAGAATCTCCAACAGGTACTGCAGGATTCTACGGTAATTATTCAACTTATCAAAACACACTTTCTAACTTCCCTGCATTCTATGGAAGATGGTATTCAAATATGTTATCGTATAACGAAGCATATAATGGAGCATTCTCAGATGGTGCAGAAGAAATCTTTAATGGAGGTGGATGGAGAGCCAATGTATATTCAAGTGGTTCTACAAAGACAAGTGAGTTATTGATACAAGATAATTATAGTGGTATTGGTTCAATCCAAATGCAATCACAGAATATCCAAATCGGTACAAGTGCTGCAGCAAACAAAGGAGCAAGTAGTGATATAGAAATTGGTTCTTCAATTGGTCCTACTAAAATTAAAGGTGATATACATTTAAGTGTAGGTACAAATAGACAAACTATTCTTAGTGGTTCTGTAACTTCACCATTAGAAACTGTAACTATATCATCAAACACTGCATCATTTGATTTTAACACATCACCAGCAAAAACAGTAACACTTGTTAGTGGTTCAACAACACATTTAGATTTTAGTAACAATACAACTGGTCAAGCAGTAACTATTTTAGTAAAACAACCTGGAACGGGTTATGGTACAATTGAAATGAACCCAAGTGTAAAAGAACCTCTAAACAATATGTACACTGCATCAACTGCAGCTAGTGCAGAAGATATACTTACTGTAACTACATTTGATGGTGGAATTTATGTTGTTAACTCATTAAACATGACAAGTTAATATGAAGAACGTCTTTGGATTTTTACAAGAATCACCATTAGAAGGTGAACCAGATTTTCCTAATTTAAATGGTACTACATGGGATTATTGGAGGTCAGATAAAGGTAGAACAGAATCTGGTGGTGTAGTAACTTCTTGGAGTGGACAGATAAGTGGTAATAATTTTATATCAGGTTCTACTGGTGGTCCAACTGTATCTGGTTCAAATGCTCTATATTCTGGTAAAGATACAATTACATTTGATGGTGTTGACCAAAGTATGGGTAACACACAAACCACACCTTTAAATGGTGCAGATACTGGTTCAATCAATATGGCAATATTTGCTACCCCACATGGAGATGGTGGAGATTGGGGTGCAATCTTTGGTATATCATCTGATGGTAACACACCTTTAATAACAGAAGCTGTAATGAAAGCAAGTGGTAATTTAGTTATTGATTTCTTTGGATATCCACCAGGTCAGACCGCAGGTTTATCAGATGATACCTATGGTAAAGGGTTATACACAATTACACAAGGTGACCCTGATGGTCTTGGTCAAAGTTTATCAGCTAAAATATTTAATAAAGCTACAACACAAGCTGCAGGTTTAAGTTATAGTGCGTATGAGAATGATAGACAACCATTTATGTTAGGGGGATATAACGCCCTTAATGCTGCAGATTTATTTGGTAAAGTAGATGTAGCAGGTGTTGTTATTTGGTTTAACTCAACTGATTTACAAGCAGATATAACAGCAATAGAGACTTATTTCGAAGCAATATTTGGCACATAACATATAAAAAATTAAAAAATATATCTATATAATTGTTATTATAGGTAGAGATATATCGTTCAACTTAAAAAAAAAGAGAGAAAATTATGAATTCACAAACTGTATTAGGTAAGATTATGACTCTTTTATCTTTGGAAAAACACGAAGAAAAAGAAGAAAAGCTTACAATAGCAAGATTAGCTGATGGTACCCTTGTTGAATCTCCCACTTTCGATGTTGGTGAAAAAGTAGAAGTAATCAACGAAGATGGAACAAAAACTCCAGCACCTGATGGTGAACACTTACTAGAATTAAGAGATGAGTCTGATAACATTAACAGAATCAAAATCTTTACAGAAGGTGGAATCATTAAGGAGAGAGAGAATGTAGAAATCGAAGCAGAGAAAGAGGACGAAGAGATGAGAGAAGAGGAGGAAATGGCTGATGTTTCAACAGAAGAAGTAGAAAAATTACCTTCAACAGGTAAGGATGATACTCCTGTTAACGAACAAGTAACTCTTGAATCTGAGCCTGGTGTTGAGGTTAACGAAGAAGTGGTTGACAAAGATGCGGATGAAATCGTATCATTGGAAAAACACGAAGAGAAGTTAAAGGAACACGAAGAGAAGATTGCAGAGTTAAAAGAAAGAATCGAAGAGCTAAACAAGCACTACGAGGACATGAAAGAACACGAAGAAAAAGAAGAAATGGAAGAAAAGAAAGAGGAAGAACTAGAATCTAAAAGATTAGATGGTGCACCTCAAGAAAAATCAACATTCTTCAACAAACAAAAAAACAATTGGAAAGTAGGAGATTACAGAAATTCAGTACTTTCTAAAATGTATAGATAATTTAAAATAACAATAGGAAGAAAAAAATGAGAAAATTAGAAAAATTTACTTCAGGAAACCCTTCAGTAACTTCTACTTATGCAGGTGAGGCAGCAGCAGATTATATCGCAGCAGCATTACTTTCTGCAAGAACTCTTGACAACCAATTGGTAACTATTAAACCAAATGTTAAGTACAAAGAAGTAATCCAGAAGGTTGATGTTTCTGGTATTGTTAACGATGCTAGCTGTGATTTCTCACAATCTGGTACTGTAACAATCACGGAACAAATACTTGAGCCAAAAGAGCTACAAGTAAACTTATCACTATGTAAACAAGAATTTGTTGATTCTTGGGAAGCATTACAACTTGGATATTCTGCATTTGATGAAATCCCAAGAAACTTTAACGATTTCTTAGTATCATATGTAGGTGGAAAAGTTGCTGAAAAAACAGAACAAGATATCTGGTCAGGTAACGGTTCATTAAACGGTGAGTTTGGTGGATTTGAACCAATCTTATCAGCATCAGCTGCTACATTATTAACTACTGCAGTACAACCTGCAAGAGCAAGTGGTAGTGGAGCTGTTATTTCTGGTTCAGTTGATTCAGGTAATGTATTATCAAAACTATCAGACGTATTTGATACTATTCCTTCTACCGTATATGGTAAAGAAGATTTAGTAATCTATGTTGGTTCTAAAATCGCAAGAGCATACCAATCAGCATTATCTGGTAACTCTACACTATCAAACAACTCTTATAACAACAATTTAAATGTTGGAGAGAAACCTTCTAACTTCCAAGGTATAGAAATCGTTCTATGTCCTGGTATGTCAGATGATACGATAGTTGCAGCACAGAAATCTAACTTATTCTTCGGAACTGGACTATTATCAGACCATAACGAAGTAAGAGTGCTTGACATGGCGAACTTAGATGGCTCGCAGAATTATAGAGTAATCATGCGATATACTGCTGGTGTACAAATTGG